GAGAGCACAAGAATTTGTTGCCGAGCTCAACTATCCTGATGAACTCAATGTAAGTGATGCCTTACAGCAACACTTTATTAAACGTGGCTATCAAGTTGCCGGCGAAGGACGTGATCAAATAGCATTTGAAAGTCCGCGCGGCACTGTGGTCAAAGTAGTAGGCCTTGGTGATATCCATCGTGAAGATGTTGTCCGACAGTATGTCAAGTTCTTTGTGGCAAATCAACGCAATCCCTACTACCCACGCATATACAACACAGGTGAATTTCCAGTTGGCGATGAAACTTATTTTGTGTATGAACAAGAATACTTGACCTACATATCTGACGAAGAAGAAGTGTTAGAATACATAGAAGATCTGATGAAAGCAGTTCCTCGCGGTGAACAAGCAGTTTACGCATTCCAACAAAATCGTCCCCTGCCAAAATCATTAGACCCAGGTGAAGTTGACGGGCTTGTCATGGCCACACAAGATCTTGAAGATCACCTAGGTGGTGCCGCATCATTAGATTTGAGCATGATTGAAAACATACGCCGGCGTAGCAACGGACACCTAGTTATTATGGATCCTTACAGCCTATGAGATTAAGAGAATTTGCACCCGGCACCGAACGTGATGACCACGGGCCTAACGAAGAAGAAATATTGCGTCAATATGCGGCCCGGTGGTATAATGGCGACGAAGACCCTAGAGTTGAAAAATTACTAGCCACCATGGGGTGGGAAATTGGGCAAAATGAAGATGAAGCTGGCGGGGCATTCATGGTCCGCCATGGCGATATCAACGGCAACAGTTTTATAAGCTGGAGCGATGCAGAACTGTCTGCCCTAAATGAAATCAGCGATGAACTAAGACAAAATTATCTACAACGTGCTGGTCGGCATGTTGATCGTCGTATGGATCATATGGCCCGTGTCCGTGACAGACTCAACAAAGGTTATGAAATCTACCACGCCGATCGTCCTACTGCTATAGTTGATCGTTTTGATGCCGACACTCCTGCACTGGCACGACAGTATTATGAAAAGTTTATCCACAACTACGAATCAGATGTAGACTTTGATTTAAGGTTACGTCGTAGCACCGGTATCATTGAGGAAGCTCGCATACCACGTGCCATTGAAGGATTCCTTGACAGTTTAAGTCCCGATGATGTAGGCGTTGAAGAGTTCGGTAACTACCGCATACACTACGAAGGTTTTACTGACGACTGTAAAAGCAGTAGAGACTATCGTCGAAATCCCGACGCAGTATATGATCAAGTATTTGCAGACTTTGTTGCCCGTGAAGGTGGTCGTAAACCATTGGTACAAGATATGGTGGGCGACGAACGCTATCCTATCTTGTACAGCATATTTAAAATACCCCGTCAGGTAAAAGAGATAGCCCGAATACCACAAGGTGACTTTGGCGATAAGGATACACTTATCGCCCCTACTACTCTTCCTAAAAATCGTAAGCCCTTGCCAGGCGGTAGCAATTTTACCTATGCTGTCAACAAAAAAGATCCAGAGTATATGGAAATTATGATCTATGATCAAGATCAGTTGGTTGCGGAACTTGATTTATTTGCCACACTTGACCCACTTAAAACCTGGGGAATAGAAACTGTAGCTGTTGATCCTGATTATCGTGGTCAAGGTCTAGGCAAAGCCTTGTATGGCATTGCTCTCAGCATACTTAAACTCACACTTGAAGCCGGTGAAACACAAACCAAACACGGGCAAGCCATGTGGATTATGTTGAACAGTATACCCGGCGTAGAAGTTAAAGGCTATGCCATGGAACCCACTAAGGAATATCGCCCCAAACCTGGCGATACGGTTGTAGACCAAAATGATACATGGACTAGATACACATTTCCTGTAGAGCCCGGTAAACGTAGTATGCGTAGCACACGTCGCGGCACAGGTATCTACAGTAGCCAGTATGTTAGTATGATAGCCAAGTGGACCGGCAGATGAAAGCTCAAGAAATATATCCCAAGTACAAGTTATGGACCGCACCTGTGCGTATCCAGCAACCTAACTACGTGGGCTACATTGATGTCACTGTGACTGCGGCCAATGCCCAAGATGCTCGTAGATTAATGAAAGCCCAGTATGGTGTTGAAGATTGGCACATCGGATCAACTAAAGAAGTCAAATAATTAACCGCTAAATACAGCATGACTAAAAAGTTTGTGCATGTTCAGGCTGACGTAGACTGCGAATGGGAAGGATTAGCTCCCGTTTATCGCGTATATGTCAACGACGAACTGTTTGCTGAACGCACCTGGCAATGGACTGATTGTTATCTTGAAGAGAATCTTCAAATTAACGCAGAACCCGGTGAATACAATCTGCGTTGGGAGTTAGTTCCGCCGCATTTAGCTACAATAACTGTAAAAAACATGCGTGTAGATCGTGGTCCGGCAACTATAGAAAATAATGTATTAAGGATTAATAATGAGAGCTAGCGAATTCATAGTAGAAACGACGGTAAGCGGTAGTATAGCCACTGTGGCAATGCCCATGGGCCCAGTGATTACAAGAAATGGCGGATCCTTCTTTACTGGTAAATACATGAATAGTGCGGATCCGTATCCAAACACGCCTGCCTATATGAAAAAAGGAAAAAAACGCCGTGCTAGCTGATTTATTAAAAACCTATTTGGCATCAACATTTAGCTACTATTTGAAAGCTCATATGTTCCACTGGAACGTAGAAGGCCCAGACTTTGGCGAATTGCACGAATTTTTTAGCAACATTTATGAAGATGCATTTGGGGCTGTAGACCCTATTGCCGAATTTATCCGCACCACAGAAGAATACGCACCCGGAAGCCTAAGTCGTTTCCATGAATTATCACAAATACAGGACCAAATCAAGGTTCCTCGTGCCCGATTAATGTTAGAAGAATTACTCGCAGATACACAAACCATGATAGACCTAAGCAAACAAATGTTTGATGCATCAACCGAAGCTGGTCGTGATGACGTTGCAAACTTTGCTGCAGACAGAATGGCCGCTCATGGCAAGTATATGTGGCAACTTAAGAGTTATTTGAAAGCAATAAGGGCATGATCCATGGCACAAGATCATAACGATATCTATAGTATTGTAGAACGTCTTCGTATGTTGGAAGAAGGACTCAACGCGAATCAAAAAAGCGTTAACCAACTTGGTGCCACATTTAAACCTAAAACAGTAGCAGTGCTCACAGCCAAAACTGATCCTAAAAACCCTATGGGCGGCAAGATGGTAGGTGGTTGCGAAGAGTCAGAAGAGCTTGACGAAACTGCCGTAGCCGAAGATGTGCTAGATAAAGTTAAAAAATCATTTGCTGATTATCTAAGCAATATAGCAGATGAAATCAAAACCGACACAGATCTCAAAGATAAGAAAAAAGACGACTCGGACATCAAAGCAAAAGATACCAAGGATCGTACTCTTGTCGCTAAACAAAACGAGGACAGCGAACTGGGCTCAGCCTTAAGTGGGGAGATCCCAGCAGAACAACCTGCGGGTGAACCCGGTGTCAGCATGAAAGAAACGGCACCTGTTAAAACTGTTACTAACGAATCGGGCTTATGGGAAGTACACGGCAATGAACCCGGTGGTTTTGAAATACGCCGTGCAGGCCGTTGTCTGCCCACACGTTTTAAAACACTAGATGAGGCTGAGATGGCCTTGGAAATGTTTGCACATCGTCAACGTCGTCGTGACGAATCAGCGGATTACATAGACGAAGCCTAAGGAAAAATAAATGTTTGCATTAGACCTATTCAACACGGACCACGAACGTCGCCTTGCAGAAGGTGCCGTAGACCAACTAGAACAACGACGCATCGACGACTTGGCTATGAAAATGGACGACTTAGTAGCTCGTGCAAAAAAAGCCTCAACGCCAGAAGCCAAAGCCGCATTAGTAAAAGAATTCCAAAAGTGCAAAGACGAGCGTGACAGTTATTATAAAATCAAAGATGAGTGCATGGGGTATGGCGGATTAACTTCGGAAGCTGGTATTCCTGGCAACGTTCCAGTAGAAAAGATTCCTGGCAAAGAAGACCTGCTCAAAGGCAAAGGCCGTAGCTACTACGAAGCTGACCAAAAAAAAAATTCTAAAACCGTTTTAGCAGTAGGTGATCCTATTGTGGTCACAGCACCCAATGAATTCGAAGGTAAGACTGGTGAGATCTACGAGTTCAGCCCAAGCGGTTCATTTGTTATTGTAGACTTATACAACCACGGCCAACACAGTATGCACTTGTCGGATGTCAAGTATAATGACTATGCTGACCAAGAAGAACAGGATGACTGGTACGATGAGGAAATGGAAGAAGGTTATGCCAGTACCATTGGTGTAAATCCTAAACCATTGGATGCTGAGAGCCAATGGAAAATCAATGTCAGACAATTGATTGCTGACTACATCAAAAATCCACAAGGTCTGTATAACATTGCCAAGCAAAAAGGCGCTAACAGTGCCGAAGCCATGGCTTACAAATATATCATGCACCCCAAAGGCAAGATTGATTTGCCACCAGATGCAGTCACATTTGAAGGTTATCAAGACTTTAACAAAGTAGAGCCATATGCTGTTTGCCTAGCTGGCAAGCCCGTAAAGAAATTTGACTACTATGAACAAGCTCGCAGATTCCACGACAACTGGAAACAGAAGTTATACCGCGAAGGCAACAAAGAAAAGGCAGACAAGATTACGCTAATGCCGCTAAATCTTGATGAGGCTGAAATGACCCCCGACGAAATACGCACCCGTGTAGGAAAAAATATTCCTCGCATAATGAAAAACATGATTCGCGATTATTCAACCATGGACGATAATAGTTTTAAACAAACTCACGGAATGACTCGTCAACAGTTTTATCAACAATTAAGTCCAGAAGCTCGCAACTATTATATGAAAGAAGAGCAAAAGCCGGCAGGTTGGGGTGAGTTTCCACCAAAGCAAGAAATTACAATTGTTCCTCCTAAAAAATTAAAGTCTGGCGAAACATACCAGGACCGTAACAACTATTGGCAATCACAAGGTCAAGCACCTATTTACAAAACAAACGAGTCAGAAGGTTCATGGATTGTGTATGATCCTGAGACCAAGCAGATCAAAAAGCGTTTCAAAACACACACCGCCGGCAAGAGTTATGCCAAGACACACGGTTTAGGATTTGCCAGTTCGGAGTTTTACTTTGACCGTGTCAAAGACAACAAAGAAGTGGCAGAGACAGCACTTAATCCACGAGATCCTGCGGGCGACTATGCGGCCAAACGCCAAGCCTTACAAGATTTGGGAATGAACAAAGATGTTGATCAACAGGCTGTTCTACAACGTAGACTAGATTTAGATCGAGAAGCCGAGGCTAAGGGTATCACCGAAGGTGCTATGAAAGATTTACACGCCGAACTGGCTGAAAAATATCGTGAACTAGCTCCCAAAATTGAACGCAATCGAGACAGTTATCTTGCTGGACAACTCTATGATGAGTTAGAAGCTATTGCTGATGCTCATGGTGCTGGAGAAGAATTTACCCGTATGATGCGTGGTGCTCGTAACCGTGCTCACATGGACTATGATACCAACCCAGGTGGTTTCCAAAACTGGTTCTGGTACCTGCCATTTGAGGACGAAGAATTAAGTGAAGAACAAGACACTTCAGGTGTAGAACGTGCTATTCTTAATCGTATCATGGTAGCACACACAGATTTACTAATGAAGTTTGGTCCAGACAAGGTCATGCAGGCCGCAGAAGAAGTTGCGTACAATGTAGGCGACGTAGATGAAATTGGCACTAGCGATGTTAGTGCTTATGTCAATCAAGTCAAACAAATACTTGGCGTGGAGGCCTAAATGAAAAAGATATTGGTAGCAGTAGCCGGAGTGGCAGTAGTTGCGGCGGCAATATACGCTTTTTCAACAATAAAAAATTCTAGCTCAACCAAGGCTGAGTCAAAAACTACATCGGGGCTGACAACTTGTGACGGTCAATATGCATTGTGTGCGGCATCAACTTGCAAGCCTACAAACAAAATGATCACCGGCAACAATGGTGTTGCTTATCCTGAAGTAGAGTGCCGTTGTCCCATCCTCAAAGGTCGTGCTATCGCTGATACTAAAGCCGGCAATATGGCAGGATCATGCACACCCACAGACAGCCAACACGTATGGAGCCTGTTTGCTCCCAAGTTATACTATCCACAAGAAGCCAGCAACTTTAGTAACAAACCCAAAGACATGAAGGCCACAGTTCAAAAATGTGATGCCAGTTTAAATCTTGGTGACAAAGCCAGTAACTGTTTTAGTTGGAACTGTAAGATTGGTGCTGACGGCATTGCTGTATGCTCTTGCCCTACAGGACAAGTGGCCGCAGCAACTACATTCTTAACTGAAGCTGGTCAAGGCAATCCTGCGGCTTGTGCTCAGTATCCTGTGAGTTTGCCAATACAAAACCCACCGGGTAATTAAATGCGGGCCACGGATTTTCAAATTCGCAATCATGATAAACTAGACGGTATCCTAGTGCGTCTCTGCGAACTGGTAATCCAAGGTCAACGCAAGGATCCTACAGAGTATGGCATGGTTGCCGCTGCCGTATTGGATCCCAACAACAACTGTGTAGCCGCATTAAATTATCGCAACAAGCAAGGAGATGTGCATGGTGAACGTGCAGCCATAGATGCTTACCATGATCGTTTTGGTGAGATCCCCGAAGGCAGTATTATACTAACTACTTGTAGTCCTTGCACCGAACCCATGTCTGATCGTGTAGGATCGAGTTGTCAGGACCTAATCAGTTCAACACCAGTGCATAAAGTCTATGCCGGTTACAGAGATCCTAGTCAACAAACTGCGGCCGGTGATAAAACATATCACTTAGAAATTACCCGTAATCCTAAGATTCAAGAACTATGTCGAGCCTTTGCTGAGACTTGGCTCCGGAATGAATTAAATGAACTTGAATTCTTAGGTAGCCCATGCACCAAAGACTGTTCGGGTCATCGTGCTGGCTATGCGTGGAGTCAGAGCAAAGGTGGTCGTGTTGCAAACAGTCTATTTAGTCCCAGCTTCAACAATGGTAGTCAACTACACGTGGATGGTAAGTAATAGCATGGACGAAAACCAATACCCAGTATACCCCGAGGACGATGGCAGTGATACTCCAAGACTTCCATACGCACCAGTCTAATCTTGATGAGTCTAGTGGCTACAGCCTAGCCGGTAGCTTTACTCGCGATCTCATAGCCAGCAAGGTTTGGTTGCTCGACAAACTAGAACAAATACAACCGCATTATACCACCATGTATATCTTAGGATCATGGTATGGCAACCTAGCAGTGTATATGACTCTACAACCTACAATCCGAGTTGATCGTATTATCAATGTAGAAACCGATACAGAAATGCTAGATACCAGTCAAAATATCCTGGATCTCGTTGGTGCCAAAAACGTCAAATCGATGTTGGCCGACGCCAACGAACTAGACTACAGACAGTTAGGTAGTGCCGGTGTTGTGGTCAATACCAGCCTGACCGAAATGCCAGAAAAAGAGTGGTTTAAACATATACCAGCCGGTACTGTTGTGGCCTTGCAGGCCAGAGATCAAGATCCCGGTGTAGAATATCACAGTGCCCAAGATATACAACGCAAATATCCGTTGAGTCGAGTCCTATATTACGGTAGCATGCAGTTACGTGATCCAGAAATCGAATACACACGCTACATGACCATTGGCATCAAGTAGAATTTGTCCTTGGTAATCGATTTATTGCCGTAAACTATTAAGTGAGTTAAATACCTAATGCATCAAGACATCATAAAATTTTGGAAATACAGTCCTGTCAAAAAACCCAAATACAAGGGAAAATTTTGTTATAAACCATTTGAAGTCATACAAATTGACGGCGACGGTGATGTGCAATTATGTACCTGCGCAATACACATGCCCTATACCCTTGGCAACATCTATCAAGACACTTTACAAGATATTTGGCTTAGCGAAGGTGCTAATCGCGTAAGGCAAGCAGTAGCCGACGAAGATTTTACCTATTGTAGTTGGAGTTGCGATTTTTTGCATACTCTACCCAATCGTCCAGCCGTGTTACCCGTTGTTCAAGATTTTCCAAAAACTATCAAACTAAATATGGATCTTAGTTGTAATTTAAAATGCCCAAGTTGTCGAGAAGGCATTATCATTGAAAAAAACTCAACAAAAATTGACAAACAAATTGAATTATACAATCAAATAATACAATGGGGTATGGATGATCCTACTAAGATTTTAAAAATAATCCCAATGGGCAGCGGCGAAATTTTTGCCAGCCACAGCGGATTGGCTTTTTTGAAGTTATTAAAAGATTATCCTTACAATAATATCAAACTAGATATTACCACCAACGGAACGTTGATCTACCGCAATCGTGAACTGCTTACTAGTATCAGACATTTAATTAATTCTTTTTCTATTAGTATCGATGCTTCAACACCCGAGACCTATGCTGTTGTTCGAGGAGGGGATTGGAATGAATTATTATTAGGATTAGAATTTATAAAAAATACTATTACAAAAAATTTGACTTTTAGATTTTGTATACAGAAAAACAACTATCACGAAATTGAATCGTTTGCCGATTTTACTAGTCAGTATAATGCAGCTATAGTCTATCAAAAGCTCTTAGATTGGGGTCATTGGGATATAGCATGGTGGCATGATAATAATGTATTAGATCGATCTCGAGATACATTTAATCTAACACTTGATAGTATCCAACGAGTAAAATTGAAATATCCAAAATTGGGCTTTGCTGCTGAAATTAGCAAGTACTTGGAACAACGTAAAAAATCACCTTAGGACCGCAAAATGCTAGTACCGTTACCAGTAGAAGGAACACAAGATACCATTCCTTCTTTTCCAGGCTATGAATGGATTAAAAAGTTACCCAATAAACGAATCTATTTTGCATTATTTCAACGCTGGCCAACTATAAATAGGTCAACTCAAAATCTGCCTGCTGGGCACGATTATTATATTGTAAGTTTTCATCTAGAAGCAGTAGATATAGCCTGGTTAAAAAAACAACAAGTAACGGGTCCAATTATTGTATTAACCGATGGGCAAAGTTATAATTTTAAAATTCCAGGTGTGCATTTTTTACCATTTTTTTATTGGCATTATCAGTTCAAAAACATGCACAAAGTGTTTGGTATCAAAGAAAAAACAAATCCTCAATATAAATTCAGTGCAGTATGTAATCGTATTAGTCAAAGTAAAGTATGGATAACGACCAAATTATTAGAAACTGCGAGAGAATCATCTTTAATAGTATTGAATTCTTGGCTTGAAGAAAAAAATGTGCATGGATGGCAGGCAACCGGTAATGTAACATTAGATCAACTAACACAACTGTTCCGCGATCGGTATCTTAGTCAAGAAATAAAAATTGACGACTTTGATAATGCAACTCAAAATTATCAAAGTATAACCGGTAATCCCTGGCAACCGTTGTATCAAGACTGTGCTGTACATTTTACAAATGAAAGTTTTCACTACAGCCGAATGATCGAAGATGAACAAGAATACATTTGGCCCGGACCCTTTGTCACGGAAAAAACTTTAAAATGTCTGCTAGGTGGTACGGCATTTGTGTCAGTTGGGCAGTTTGAAACGTATCGTACTTTAGAAACGTTAGGATTCCAATTTAATTACGATTTTGATACTGCCTGGGATTCAGATCCGGGTAATTTATCTAGAGCAGAAAGCATTGTTACTTTAATTGATGATTTGAATCAATTTACTGTAGAACAACTAGTAAATAAAACCGAAGACAGTACCAGATACAATCAAAATCATATCCTATCTGGTAGATTCTTTGATCAATGCCAACAAAAAAACGAAGAGTCAATTGCCCAAATTTTCAATTTAATCAGTTGACTTTCCATATTAATCGTGTATAATAGTAAAACTTACACAGGAGAATTAAATGTCCAATAGTAGAATTTTTAGTGGTACAGAACAGATCAAACTTACTCAAGTGATCAACGAAGGCATGCAAGTCATGATGGAGATTGAGACCTTAACCGGCGGTCTCAATGACACAGTCAAAGCCATTGCTGAGGAAATGGATATCAAACCCAACATTCTCAAGAAAGCTATCAAGCTAGCACACAAGAGCGAATTTGGTCGCGAACAACAAGATCACGAATTGTTAGAAACAATTTTAACAACTGTAGGTAAGACCCTATAAATATTGTTTTCAACAACAATCGAGTCGTTCACGTTACGAACATGAATCATGGCTAACCGGCCATAAACGGAGAAAAATTTGAGTTATGTAGATGCACTTTTTGATCGTGAACACGATCGTATTCATGTAGTTGAACGGAAGGATGGTCAAAGACACTATCAAGAATATTCAGCCAACTACATCTTTTACTACGAGGATCCTCGTGGTAAATTCCAAAGCCTTTTTGGCACGCCTGTCAGCAGATTCAGCACACGCAACAACAAAGAGTTTCGCAAAGAAATTCGCATACAGTCGGGCAAACAACTGTATGAGTCGGATATCAATCCAATCTTTCGTTGCTTAGAAGAAAACTACAAAGGACAAGATGGTCCTCGACTAAACGTAGCGTTCTTTGACATTGAGGTAGACTTTGACCCCGAACGTGGTTTTAGTCCAACAACAGATCCATTCAATGCTATCACTGCCATTTCAGTGTATCTGCAATGGTTAGAACAAATGGTCACCTTGGTTGTTCCACCCAAGCACATGAGTCGTGAGACTGCGGACGAGATTGCTAAGGAGTTTGAAAACTGTATCATCTTTGAACGTGAAGATGAAATGTTAAAAACATTCTTAGACTTGATTGAAGACGCCGATGCAATATCAGGATGGAATTCAGAGGGCTATGATATACCTTACACTGTAAATCGTGTCACTAGAATCCTCAGCAAAGACGACACACGGCGTTTTTGTTTGTGGAATCAGTATCCTAAGAAACGCACATTTGAACGCTTTGGTGCTGAAAATGAAACCTATGATTTGATCGGCCGGGTGCATATGGATTATATGCAACTGTATCGCAAATACACTTATGAAGAACGTCATAGTTATAGTTTGGATGCCATTGCTGAATACGAGCTACAAGAAACCAAGACAGTATTCGAAGGCACGTTAGATCAACTGTATAATCAAAACTTTAAAAAGTTTATTGAATACAACAGACAAGATACGATGATTCTAGCCAAGCTGGATAAGAAACTTAAATTCTTAGATCTTGCCAACACACTAGCACATGAGAATACTGTGTTGCTACAGACCACCATGGGTGCTGTGGCTGTAACTGAACAGGCCATTATCAATGAAGCACACGAACGTGGCATGGTTGTGCCCAATCGCAAAGAACGCTACAGTGATGAGGACACGCAGGCCGCTGGTGCATATGTGGCGTTTCCAAAGAAAGGCATCCATGAGTATGTGGGTAGTATAGATATTAACAGTTTGTATCCAAGTGCCATTAGAGCACTTAATATGGGTCCTGAAACTATCGTAGGACAACTCAGACCAATAATGACTGAACGTTACATCGGCGATAAGATGCGGGCAGGTAGTAGTTTTGCCGGTGCATGGGAAGGCCTGTTTGGCAGTTTAGAATACGAAGCAGTTATGAATACCGAAGTTGGCACAGAAATTACTATTGACTGGAAAGATGGTGAAGAGAGTGTGCATAGTGCAGCTGACGTATGGAAGATAATTTTTGATAGTAACCACCCTTGGATGATCACTGCCAACGGCACTATCTTTACCTATGAGAAAGAAGCAGTTATTCCTGGCTTGTTAAAACGCTGGTATGCCGAGCGTAAAGAAATGCAGGCCAAATTGAAAGAATGTAAAAATGCAGAAGATGAAGAATATTGGGACAAACGACAACTCGTTAAAAAAATTAATCTTAACAGTCTCTATGGTGCTATCCTTAACCCTGGTTGCCGCTTTTTTGATAAGCGTATTGGACAGTCCACAACTCTTACTGGTCGTGCCATTGCCAAGCACATGGATGCTTATGTAAATGAATGTATTACTGGTGAATACGACCACACAGGCGAAGCAATCATCTACGGTGACACAGACTCTTGTTATTTTACAGCCTATCCTATACTACAAAAAGAAATAGAAGCAGGTAACATGACCTGGAACAGAGAAATTGCTGTGCAACTGTATAACAGTATTGCCGATCAAGTTAACGATAGCTTCCCAGGATTTATGGAACAAGCATTCCATGTGCCACGTGAAATGGGCGATGTAATCAAAGGTGGTCGAGAGATTGTGGCCAGCAAAGGCTTGTTTATTACTAAAAAACGTTATGCTGTCATGTATTATGACAAAGAAAACAAGCGTGTAGACACACACGGATCGCCTGGCAAAGTAAAAGCCATGGGCCTTGATCTCAAACGCAGCGACACTCCTAAGGTCATTCAAGAATTCCTAAGTAAAATCCTAGACGAAGTGCTGATCGGCACCAGTCGTGAAGACATCATTGAAAAGATTCGCGAGTTTAAGTATTTGTTCAAAGAACGTCCAGGTTGGGAAAAAGGATCACCCAAACGGGTAAACAACTTGACCAAATACGGCAAGGAAGAAGAACGCCTAGGTAAAGCCAACATGCCAGGGCATGTTCGTGCGGCACTTAACTGGAATAATCTACGCAGGATGAATGGCGACAAGTATAGTATGCAGATCGTAGACGGAATGAAAACTATTGTATGTAAACTCAAGAGTAATCCACTGGGATGGACCAGCATTGGTTATCCCACAGATGAACAACACTTGCCGCAATGGTTTAAAGAATTGCCATTTGCTGACAGCGAAATGGAAGCCACAGTAGTAGATCAAAAATTAGACAACTTGTTAGGTGTATTAGAGTGGGACCTAGCGTCAGCTACTAATACTGAAAACACTTTCCAGACCTTATTCGAGTGGTAACATGAAACTAAGTGAACTAGTTGCCTATAAAAATCTATTAGATCTTACAAGTGCTCGAGCCACTCAGGATACAACTAGTCAAGATCTTAATCGTATTATACATACCGTGGACAGTCGTGAAATACAAATGTCTGATCATTTATTAATGCATAAAAATAATCTAAGTCAAACATTTGATTTATTTGAACAAGAACTAGATAATTTAAAACAACAACTTAATGAAATGATAACTGAAGCTGAAAAACCCATGTTTCAGCAAAGCTACAGACTATATGAAGAAGAAAAAACACATGTTGATTCAGAACAAATGTATAAAGACCATACTGAGTATGTATTAAATAGGCGTTTAAAAGTTACCGATGAAAATTATCAAATATTCTTAGCCAGGCTCATGACCTACACCAATTGGCAACATGCAGGCATGGTATTACATCCAGGCCGAGAATCATTTATCAATCATATGGTAACCAATGATCCATTATACATTGTAGATGAAAATTATGATTTAATACAACCAGCAATAAGTCAATTCAACGAATTTTATCAAACTCGCTTACGCATCAGTACAGTAAAAGAAGCCGCCAATACACCCTGGTTGACCAAAATACCCAATGGACAACTGGGTGTATGTCTTGCCTATAACTTTTTTAACTACAAACCATTTGAAGTTGTAAAGCAGTACCTGTTTGAAATTTATCAAAAACTCAAACCTGGCGGTACTTTAATTATGACATTTAACGATTGTGACAGATACGCAGCGGTACAGCTGGTCGAACAGTTTTATACCGCATACACGCCTGGAAATATGTTGCGAGGTTGGGCCAACCATGTAGGATTTAAAGAAATCTTTTGCTACCACAACGACGGTCCTAGTACATGGATCGAATTACAAAAACCTGGGGACTTGACATCATTGCGTGGAGGCCAGTCCCTAGCAAGAATATTACCTAAACCTGTTGCAGAATCTAAATAACCCCTGTATAATCAAACAATAAGGAGAATTGCCCATGAGAGATCATTTATTAGACTTAGTAGAACACACACATAAATTAGGTGTCATTGACCTGGTTAAAATTACCGGTGACGATAAGTCATCTGAAATCTTTGGTGTTGCTGAAGATCGTAGCGTAGTAGTAGAAGGCAAGTATGCCAATCCAGTTCCAGAATTTATTGGCTTGTTTGGCATGCCAAATTTGGCTAAACTCAACATCCTGTTGAACTTGCCAGAGTACAAAGAAGGTGCTGACCTTAGCGTTACAAAAAAAGATACAGGAGCACCCGATGGTATTAGTTTTCAAAATGCCACAAAGGATTTTAAAAACACATATCGTTTCATGGCCAGTGAGATTGTAACTGAAAAGGCCAAGACAGTCAAATTTAAAGGTGTCAACTGGCACATTGAATTTGAACCAACTGTAGCCTCTATCCAGCGATTAAAAATGCAAGCCAGTGCCAACGCCGAAGAAGTTAATTTCCAAGCCAAAACTGAAAATGGCGACTTGAAGTTTTTCTTTGGTGATCATAGCACACACGCTGGTAACTTTGTATTTCAATCCGGAGTAACAGGCACTCTTAAACGCACATGGTCGTGGCCAATTAAAACAGTGATTAGCATTCTTGACCTCACTGGCGACAAAGTAATGAAGATCAGTGACGACGGTGCGGCTCAAATTACTGTTGATTCAGGAATTGCCGTTTACACTTATATTATTCCAGCACAATCTAAATAATTAATGACCCAAGATAACTTAACTGCCAAGCAAAAAGATTACGCTGTATTCTTGCCAGCTATTAGTGGTTTCTATGCTACTTACATAGGCAAACAACGTGATCCGGTTAATGGTCCGTATGTAGATCCTGCTCGTATGCCTGCTGGCCTTAAAGACATGGAAATGATGAACTGGCTTAATAGCACCAAAGGCCTATTTCCATACCGGTGGTCGCTTTACTCAGGCGGTCACGCTAACTTAGATCTAACCAAGCAGGACTGGTCAGAAGACATGGTTCGTAATCGTGAACCGGGCGGTGTAATGTTAGGTGACTCGGGTGGATTCCAGATTGCTAAGGGTTTATGGGAAGGTGAATGGCGTGATCCAACTAGCCCAGAAGTCTTGGCTAAAATAGCTGAACTCAAAGCCAAAGGTGTTGAGCATGTGTTGGATCTTAAACCAGATGGCACACCCAAGCACGACAAGAATGGCAACAAAAAATATGCCAAGATTGATCATGTTAAAAACTATCAGAACTTGCTAGATGCCGCACAGAAGAAGCGTGAGGCTGTGGTTAAGTGGTTAGATGGTGTCGCTGATTATGGCATGACCTTAGACATACCAACCTGGGTTATACATGACAAAAATGCCAGTGACAAGTGCGGTATCACTACCCTAGAAGAAGCCGTGGCTGCTACCAAGTATAACAATGACTACTATATGCGACATCGCAAGGGTGCCAAGAATGGTGGTATGAAAGTGCTGAATGTTTTACAAGGTGCTAACCATGCTGATGCAGATCGTTGGTATGACACTATGAAACACTATTGTGATCCTAACTTGTATCCAGACACACACTTTGATGGTTGGTCAATGGGTGGTCAGAACATGTGCGATGTGCATTTGGTATTACGTAGACTTGTAGCATTGCGCCATGATGGATTACTCCAAGAAGGTGTCCATGATTGGATGCACTTCTTAGGCACAAGCAAACTAGAATGGGCTGTGCTACTGACAGACATCCAAAGAGCTGTTCGCAAGTATGTTAATCCTGCTTTTACCATCAGCTTTGACTGTGCGTCGCCGTTCCTGGCCACAGCCAACGGACAGGTATATCATCACATTGATCTACCACACAACGACAAGTGGTGTTATAGAATGAGTCCTATTGCTGACGACAAGAAGTATAGCACAGACACACGCCCATACGGTCAAGCAGTGGTAGCTGACGGATTGGTTGATCACTTTGACGAAAGCCCAATTAGTCTACAGTTACAAATGAAAGATGTTTGTTACTACCAACCTGGTATGCTAAACAAAATTGGTAAAGAAGGCAAGACGTCGTGGGACAGTTTCAGTTACGCATTGTTAATGGGCCATAATGTTTGGATGCATCTTGAAGCAGTACAGCGAGCCAATCGTGAATATGACAACGGATCGTTTCCTGCTATGATGTGGCATCAAAATGGCGACCATGCTCGATTTAAAGATATTGTAGATGCTATCTTTGCTACATCAGACCGTGCCGAAGCCGAAGCTATCATTGAACACTACGACCGTTATTGGATGGACATTATTGGTACTCGTGGTTTCAAAGGCAAGAAGGCCAAGAACGCACACAGTCAATTCAATGCCTTGTTTGAGGAAGCCGATGTTGATACCGAAAGCGAAGACGACGTAGAATTTGACGAATCAAAATTAGACAATTTGGAGGCATGATGTCCTGGGAAAATCGTATTCGACATTTAGAACAAGCACACCAAGCATTAGATAAAAGAATTAACGGTTTAGAAAGTACCGGTATATTTGATGATGTCGAATTGACCGATTTGAAGAAACAACGGTTGCAATTAAAGCGACAAATTGTTATACTTAAACAAGACCACACACCTTCAACCCATTACAACACTGAACAAAATGATTAGAGTAGAAACTGAAGTAAAACACATTAAATGAAAATATTGTTTAATGGTTGTAGTATGGTAGAGATGGGCAACTGCGATGTTCATCAAAATTGGCAAAATTTAGTTTGGCCCCGGTTAATTGCTGACCGTCTTGGAATGGATTACAATAATGTGGCTATGACTATGAGTTCTAATCAAAGAATTCTAAGAACTACATTAGAACAATTAGTTTTAGATAAACCAGATATTATTGTAATTGGGTGGACCAATATGGATAGGATAGAATTGCCATTGGCTAATGGTGATTGGGCTAGAATTGGAATGTCTGGCTGTATTAGTGAAAAAAGTGATCCAGTTGAACCATATCATAAAGACTACTATCAAAATCATTATAATGATTGGTTAAGTTTTAATCAAACTATTCAGGCAATGTTTTTGTTGACAAACTTATGTGAATTCTATAAAATTAAGTTATATAATTTAAATAGCGTTTTTCATAATTTTTTAACCAACTACAATTCAATTGTAACAACGAATTTTTATAGTTCAAGAAAACACCATTTTTTATATTCCGAACAAATTCAAAAATACACAAATACAGTTGATGCTATGCTAGAAAAAATTTTAAATCAAGTTTGGTTATTAGAACCTTCGACCACCTTAGTAGATATTTGCCGTATACAAAACTGGGCAATAGATCAATCTGAGCACCCTACTATAGAATGTCAACCAAATATAGCAAACATGTTTTTAGAAAAGATAGGAAGTTAAATGAACAGAGCAGGACATGAAAACGTAAGTTTCTTTATAGGAACCGAAGTAGAGCATACTGTTGCATTTGGCAAGCGAACATTATTTGTAGTGGGCTTACAAGACAGCCAAATTATCCAACAAGAAGCCAAGAACAACGACTGTGAACATATCTACTTTGGTGCTGACCAAAGTTTCCCAGCCCTAGATAAAAACGATGCTGATGCCTGGCAGGATTGGGAATACATGATACAGTCATGCTTAGAAGCTGGGTGGTTATGCACTCTTGATCTAGATCATGCACAAGCAGAAGGCCTGTTAGAAAGTGGCCTAGTAGAGTTCCATAATTTCGTTCCCATGATCAGTGTCAAACTTCCTTATATAAAACAATTTGGATACCATGCTACTCTTAAAATTGATGACCGAGATTTTGCGGCAACAAACCCAGGCGTGTGGTGTCACAGCCTACACGACTTACAAAATTCCAAGGTGTTCACTGACTGGTCTAAATATACCAAGGACGAAGTAATACAATGAGAGACTGGCTAAGACAACGACTGCTACATTTTTTAATGGATGCCGAACCTAGCAGGCCCAGCAGGATAGGTCGCAGAAACATTAGTGTTTCATTGGGTGACGAAGAACTATGCGATGACAGTCCAGGTGGCATTGACCTTCCGGATCCTATTGTGTTTAAGGTACAAGCAGTATCAGGAGGCACAATAGTAGAAACACGCTGGTTTGATTACAAGAAGGACGAGAATCGTGTCAAACTGCACATCATCACACAAGAAGAAAACTTAGCCGAATCTATTGGTAAAATCGTAACTATGGAACTATTACAAAAATGAAAAATTTTTGTGCGTTGCCATTCCATCACGTTCAAGTGCGAACAAATGGTGATTTTAATGTGTGTTGTGTTCATGACATGTCGGAAAGTCAAAATTTAAATATTAACAATTGCACAGTAGACGAATGGCGTAACTCTGAGTACATGACCGAAATAACACAATCTTTTTTAGATGATAAAAGACATACTGGATGCTCAGATTGCTGGAAAAAAGAAGACCATGGATTTGTTAGTCTACGGCAACGCACCGCTAATGAATACAAAATACTTGAAATAAATGTCGACGAAAGAAAAATAACCAATGTTGAAATTAGTCTTTCAAATCAATGCAATCTTACATGTCATATGTGTAATGAGAATGAGAGCAGTGCAATTTTAGCAGAGAATGTAAAATTAGGAATTAATTTAAAATTACAAAAAGATTTTAAATGGTCAGATCAAGGGTATCAAAATCTACAAGCATTGTTGATGCAAAATCCCAAATTGGTTAATATCAAAGGGGGAGAACCATTTTATGTAAAAAAACTGCTTGAATTAATTGAAAATATTCCAGAAGAGCGTGCCGGAACCATGGCTCTACATATAACTACCAATGCCACTATGTGGAGCAACCGTTGGCACGAAGCTTTAAAAAAATTCAAATTAATAAGATTTATGTTCAGCATAGATGCTACAGGCGACCTTTATGAATATATGAGATTTCCTGGTAATTGGGAAACAGTGCAATCTAACATAGATGCTATATGCAAATTACCTAATGCTCAATTTTTGGTACATTGTGTTGTTCAAAATCTTAATATAGGATCTCTCGGACAGTTAATTAATTGGTGCAAGGACAAGTCTTTATGGTTAAATTTTGATCTTTTAGATCAACCTCAATATTTAAAAATAACCAATCTTTCCGAACAACAAAAATCTAAGGCCTTGTTGCATCTCAAAAATATTGATCGTTCTACCTTGGAATCACATCATATACAAACTATAGACAACAGCATAAAACTGCTCGAATCGTGCTATACTGAGACTGCCGAATGGAATGAGTTTGTAAAAAACATTTCAATGAGGGATCGTGTACGAGGCAACAACTATCGTGAATTTATCAACTAACTTATAAACCGGAGTTATTAAACAATGATACAACAAGAACGCGAAACAGTAGAACGTATTAAAGAAGCCGCACACAGACAAATTTGGGTCACTTTCCAAAAAGAAGGTATCCATTGCTATCCAGCAGCGGCAACAGACCCGATGTTAAATACTAATGATGAATATAATGTTGCGTTCCTTGCTAGCCCTCATCGTCATATTTTCCATTTCAGGGTGTCAATCGATGTGTTCCACAATGATAGGGACATCGAGTTCATCCAGTTCAAACGATGGCTCATTGCGTTGTATTCAGGTCAAGATTCCGTTTTAGAATTAAATTATAAGTCATGCGAAATGATTGCAGACGACTTATATATACAAATTGCTCAACGATATCCCAATCGTTGTGTTATAATCGAAGTATCCGAGGACGGCGAGAACGGATGCTCCATTAGTTATAACCTTACTCGCCCAACATCATCAATTGTAATTTAAAAGGAAATATCATGGGCAAGCCCCAACATCGCGTAAACCCTAGAGCACTTCAAGCATTTGAAGATTTGTCAACCTATTTAGAATTCTGTGTCGACTTTGGCTACAGATATCGTGAAGAAGATTTGTATAATTTTAAGAGCTATGCTTGGCAACAGTACAACAAGTTCACACAAGGCAAGAACGCCAAGAACATGTGGGATGAAGATGCCCGTAGATTCTCAGGATATCGCCGTGCGTAAACTATTCTATATGGGCTTAGAGAGCTACGAAGCTCGCTACACACTACAACTTACTGAATGGAACCGTCGTGTGTTTGATCGTCGTGGACTGGATGTTGTTTATGTTCCGGGTACCACAATTGACAACACACAAAGTATCAGCGTTGGCCAGGTGTTAGACGCACACGGTCGTAGTTACTTTGGTATGAGTCAGATGATGAATCTAGTTCAAATGATGCGGAATGGAGAAGTTACCAATGAAGATGTTATCTACTTTGAAGACATGTTTCAACCCGGTATTGAGAGCTTACCTTATATTCTCGATCAAGTGCCTGAGTCTCAGCGTCCCCGTATTTTTGTACGTTGTCTTGCTCAAGCCATTGATC